TCTGACTTGATTCTCTGCCGTAGCCTGCTCTTATAATGACAGCTTTTATACCGTCATTCTTCATTTTGTTAAAATTAATACCTTGCTGAAATTCTGAAATATCAACACAAGTTACTTTTGCCATATTTATACCTCCGTTATATATTTTTCGTGTGGTTTGTGAGTTAAAGCCTGCTTTTGCTTTAGTTGAGCAGTGCCTTCATAAATGCCAGTAATTCATGTGACAATACTTTGTAACCTTCAATTGTAATGTGTAAATAGTCGCCTTGAAGCAATCTGCCGATATTACTTTCAATCATTCCTGAAATTCCACCTCTATGGAATAAATCACAAGTTGGAATACTGTAATATTCAGCAACTTCTTTCACAACATTCACTTTTGCCATCATTTTTGCCATGCCAGCATCACCGCCTTGTGTTTCAACATAACTAGGGATTCCCTGTCCATTTTGCGGTGGAAGGATAACACCGATTCTAGCTTCTGGATATTTCTCAATCAATCCTCTAAACAATACATGGCAAGCACCATATAAAGTCGTAACCTCTCTATCTTCCATCGTTCCTATTTTGCTATAAGCATCATTTGTGCAACCCATGACGGTGACAATATCGGCTTCTCCCATATCTGCATATCGAATACACATAGGGTTTTGTGTAGTTCCGTCATTCTTGTAATCTGCTATAGTCGAAGATACAATCCCATAATTTACAGGATTTAATCCCAGTATATCTGCAACGATGTTGTACATATTATGTCCCCAAGAAAGCGTGGTTAATGAATCTCCTAAACAGTTCCACGTCAGTCCTCTTGATTGCATTTCTTCTTGTATGAAAACATCTCTATTGCCATTTACAATGCTCTTTAAAAGCTCCTTCTTATTATAAGCTTCGAAATCATCATAGAAGTATTGTGAGAGTGAATATTTATCTCGAGCGTTCTTAATATATTCATCTCTGACAGGATTCGATTCTGCAAAGAATGTTGCTTCAATAAGTGAAATTTCACAGTCGGGGGATGGTGTGTAATATGATATATATCCATCTGTTCCTTTTTCGATTGTAATCAATCTAAGGAAATTAAAGTTTTTATCATACTCATAAGCTCTTCTAGTGTTTGCCCCCCCATTGGTATAAAGCGAATATGTCTTCCCTGGTTTGCATTTTAGAAATCCACCCGAGAAGTTTCCGCCAGCACCAGCAAATGAAATTACACCAGAATCATTGATGTTACCTGAGAACATCCAGTTACTATCATATAAATTCCATCTGCTTTGTGTCGCTAATGGCTTTTTATCTGAGTCCTGAACCACTGTATTATCAAATATAATGTTTGTGTTGAAATCTACGTAATTGGATGAATAGTTGTATTCATTAATCCCATTATTACCTTCTAAACCACAAGAATATCTAATTAAACATTCACCAGATTCAATTGAAAATCCTTTAAACAAATGTGTAAGCCTGTGATTTATACATCTTAAAAAATTCTTGTCTTTATCATAAGTACAAATAGTGCACGCATTTGTTGCCCAATATTTTGTATTCTCTTTAACAGGTATGAATCCAGATAGTTTTGAATACGGATTTTTAGTTATACCACCATTTCCATTAAATCCTAATCCTTCGACAAAATCATCCGGATTTGAAATATTTAAGCAATATTTCTTATATCCATCAAGTTTTTTTAGCTCAATAGTTCCGTCACCGATGGATGATTCAGCATTGATATGAATATTTTTTTCAATAAATTCTTTAGCATCTTCATTTACAAGTTTTCGTAAATTTTCGTCTTTCCACCCACCTGTGAATGATGTCCCGTCTGCATATGACACATATTTCGTCGGGGCTTCTGTACCCTCTACAACCATAAGGATATCCACCGAATTTTTATAAAGTACACCGACACGCATATAAGCTACACCCACAGGAATTGGATTCCATTCGCAAGTTCCTCCTGCTGGCGTATGAGGAATCAAATTTCCATCTTTATCATGAAAAGACCAACTGTCTTTGTCTTCTAAATATTGTCCATTCGTACCATTGGCAATACCTACATAGTAACTTTTCCCAGGTTCAACTGCCATGAATGCGGAAAGATAAGTAACAGGACTTGCATCTTTTTCACCTGTCAAACAGTTAGTTGTTTTACCTTTTGTAGCCACCTCTTTGTTAAATAGATTATAGTGTTCTTCGTTTAACTCAAAGAATGTTGTTTTATTTGGTGTTACACTACTCTTAATATGTTCGTCTATCTCACTCTTTAACCCATTAACATCAGCATTGATTTCATTCAGCTTGCTGTCGGTTTCGCTTTTTGCTTTTTCGATTGCTGCATTTGTGCTGTCTAAAGCCTTATTCAAATATGTTTTATCGTAAGCGTCCGTAATGCCGTAGCCTGCCAAAGTCGTTGCCTTGTCAGCTTTAAGATTAATCTTCATTGTCACTGTTTCGTCAAGGTCTGTTATTTCATCTTCAAGCTCTGTTTTATCTGCCTTTGCAGATAAGGCTGTGTTAATCGCAATTATTCTCTCGTTTAGCGTGTTGATGTTGTCACCCGCAAGCGCTATGTCTATGCTGTTCTCGTATATGCCGTTTTCGATTTTGTTGAGGTTTTCTGCGCAAAGTGGTGTAGCTGTGCTCGGTGCGTCTTCCCAATTTGTTTTTGTGTATGCCATAATATTTATTCCCCCTTTGCCTCTATGCTGTCTGTCAGAGCTTTAATTCCGCTCAGTGTACGGCTCAGCACATAGGCTTTTACTTTTTCTTTTTTAGGTTGTCCTGCGTTATCATATACAAAATCACCGTTTGAATCAGTAACATAGCTTTCAATTTCTAATCCGTCACCAATCTGCACCCAAGGCCTGCCGTCAAGAGTAGCTGCAAGCGGTGTGTAGGAACAATTATAAAATCGTTCGCCTGTTTTTCCATGCAATAAACTTTGCACATCGTGCACCAGTCCGCCGCCAATGCCGTCATCTTTCTGCCAACAGACTACATTTTTAGTAAAATCATATGTTACAACATCCTCGCCCCACTGTGACTCTGCCACGGTGGTTTTAGCTTTTCTGTCATTTAACGAGTAACCGTAAGAAAAACTAAAGCCGTTATAGCCGCTGCTGTTATATTCCTCAGCATATAGATTTTCGTAAAAATCGTATGTTTCTGTACTCTTGCCGAGTTCGATGTATCTAAAAACACCATAGCTTGCATTAGGAATAATTGTTCCGAATACTCCGAGCAATTCACAACAATTCTTGAGCAGCTCGCCGTATGTAATTGTATTTGAGTCCTCAAGCCATGCTCTGTTGTATGTCGGGAAATTTCGTACAGTTAAGCCTGTTGATTGGTTTATCACCTCGTCGAGAATTTCTTTGTTATCCTCGACCTGAATCATATGCTTTCCGTTGTAGTTAAGGCATAGCACAACCAATTCGCCGATTTTATAGCCGTTTGGATAAGTTTTCCATAAATTAAACAGCTTATTTGTTGCGTCAATATCATATAACATAGAGAGTGCGTCATAAGCGACAATGTGTCGCTTATTGCGGTTATTCTTGTCAAGCTTGGCGCTGTCAATAATACCGCTAAACAAATAATATTCCTTTGCAGCTACGGTTTCTCCCGGCAAAAGTGATGTACCTAAAAACAACTTTGCAGATGGCAGCAGCTTTTCTCCGCTCGGAAAACGCTGCGTTAATTTTACGCTTATCCATTTGCCTACAAGGTCATTTGTAAAGGTTCTGCCGCTTGAATTTACAATGTCAATGTTAAATTCAGCAGCAATACAGCCACCGAATTTCAGCTTGCTTTCATCACAAATTGACTGTTTAAGGCTCATACTTTCGCTTGCTATGTTTTCCTCGGTAATGTCCTCGTATTCACCGTTTGGAAATGAAACTGTAAGCGTGTTTTCTATCAGATTTTCGATAGCCTGCTTTTTGTGCAGGCTTGAAACCTCAAGCAAATTAACCACCTCTTAATATTCAATAAATGTAAATGTTACCGCCGCATATTTAATGTTGTCTGCGGTAATAAGCTTTGGCGTGTATGTTATATCAGGTATATATGCGGTCATAGTGCGGTACGCAAGAAGTTCATCGTCCCAGTATTCAACATCGAGCTTGCGTTGCTGAGAATTTGACATAGCACCGTTTAAAACACTGCGAATAGTTCTCATTTCAGCAAGGGTAAGACCGTCCTTGGTATTGAATGTAATCTTAGTTTTGTTGTTCGGTGATGTTACTCGCCTTAAAAGGTTGTTGCTGTCACGATAAGCTTTAATCTCCGTACGCTGTAAAGGTGTGGCTTGATAACTCTCTTTAGCTATGAGCTTATGTGGAAACTGCAAGCCGTTTTTCGGGAATTTAATTAAATAGCCTTTAAATTCACTCAATCTTATCCCTCCTTACGCAAAAGCGGACCTACCTGTGCGTTTCTTGATTTTGCTGTTCTCATCAGCAACAGCCTCAAAAAGCACTCTGCCGTCAGGCATAGTCAAGGTAATGTGAATATCACCGCCGTTGCCCGCTCCGCCGTATTCAGAAAGCACCTCAGCCATAGCCTGTTTCATAGCAGAAATAGGAGATACTACCTCAGGTTCTCTCTTGTTGTCGCCAAGTACGGCAAGAAATTCACCGTAATTTGCAGGAACATATGCCCCTGTGGCAAGTTTTGGAATGTGCACCTCATCAAGCCGACCTGCGTGCCATTCCTGTCCGAATAGCTTGCCGATAGCGTTAGCAACCGTATCCACACCGCTTAACATTCCGTTCAACGCTGAAATAAAGCCATTGATAAAATTTTCAAGTCCGGTTAAAACATTGTTAAGAGGCTTTTTGATGATGTTATACAAGGGTTCAAAAACATTTGAAAAGACTGTTTTTATAGGCTCTAACGCTTTGCTTATATTCTTTAACATCATGGTAATTACACTCTGTACTTTTATACTTGTATCAGATAAACCATTGACAAGACCTAAAACTGTATATTGTCCACGCTTATACATTTCTCTTGAAGGTGAATGTATATCCATTGCACTGTCGTATTCACTTAATACAGTATTTGCAAGACCATTACTGTTTTTGACAAGTGCCTCCTTATATTTCTGTGTACCCTCAACAAGACCCATAACGGTGTTTTTTCCTGAATCTTCGGCAGCCTCTTCCAGTTTATTTAATGTTTTCCATTGCGAGTTTTGCACATCTTCAAGGCTAATCATTCCGGCTTTGTATGTCATCAAAACGGCAGCGGCATCGGAATAATCTCCCTTAAGAACTTTTTGAACATCAGACATATCATCTTGTGTCATTATCAGTTTGTTAAGTTCAGCAGTGCATTCATTGTATGAACTTTTAAGTTCCATTAAGGAATTTATTTCTTCGTATCCACCATCACCTAAAACTGTTTCAATATTATTTTTTGCGTCTATTCTATCATCTGCTTTTACAGAATTGTCTTTATATTTCTTGTATTGACTAATAAGCCAACTATAAGTTTTTTCACTCTGCTTTAATTTATTTTCAATTTGAGTCTGCTTAGAATTAAGTTCTGAAAGTAATTCGCTTTGATTTTTTCTTGCTGAAATTATAGATTTAGAATTTTCGGTTTGTAATTCGGATAAAGCCGAACTGTTAGCTAATAATTGATATTGATCAATCGTATTATTGATTTCATCTTGTATCTCAGATAAATCACCTTTTAGCTCGACCTTACCCCCATCACTTATTGTGACATAATTATCCCATGTATCGCTAAAGCCGCTAACATTATCTTTAAAATATGTAACGATAGTTTGCAATTCTGACTGTTCTTCGGGAGTAAGTTCAGCTTTGCTGATTAAGGTTTCAAGTTTATCCTGATATTCATCAATCAATGTATTATCAGCATAGAGCTGGTCAACCTTATCTAATGTATTTTTGATTGTGTCGGTAATTTTCTGTGTTGTATTTTCAAGTCTGTTTTTCACATCGTCTATTTCATCACAAAACTTTTTAGCCTCAGAATTGCTCCATTTTAGTTCATTATAAATTTGAACCGCTGAAACAATACCCGTTATTGCGCTTGCTATAATAAGCAGAGGGTTAGCCGAAATAACCGAACTGATGTTTTTAACTGCTGATGTGACTTCACTTATACCACTCGCAATAGTCTTACCTGCCTTGAATGCGATAACTGCTGTGGCAACAGCGCCAATACCCGTTGCTACTGCTTTTAACATATCCGGACTTATCTTATTAACTATATCTGAAATTGCCTCAAGAGCCTTAGAAAACAAATTTAACAAATCCGGTACAGCTTTCTCAATCGTCCATTTTGCAAGCGGCAATAAAACATTCTTATATGCTTGCTTTAGCTTATCTCCGCAAGCCTTGAGCAGATTTCTGAATCCCTCGGTCAAGCGTTCAACCGCCTGTGCAACGGGGTTAATGTCAAGGTCCTCAAGCCATTCGAGGCGGTCAGCTGACATTTCATCAAGCAACCCTGTTATATCTTCGACAATGCCTAATATGCTCTCCCAAATTTTTCTGCCTGTATCGTTTTTCTCCCAAGCGTCTTTAATTTTGGTTCTGAGAGTTTCAGTATAGTTATTGCAGTTGCGGATAATCTCAAGTATATTGCTCCAAATTTTCTCGCCCTTACCGTCATTCCACACCTGCCTGAATGTATCGCCTACCGTATCCAAAAGCTCAACAAGGCTGTTCCATTTGTCGATAAACGATTGCACCACGCTGTCACCTAAGCCTGCTTTGTCCCAAGCATTTGTAAAAGCCTCTGCAATATCACCAACTGTGCCTACAAAAGTGTTAATTAAAGAGTTGATATTTCCAAGCACCTTTTCGCCTGTGCCGTTATTCCACACTTTCTCCCACGAATTTTTAATCGTTACGCAGGCGGTTTTTACCTTGTCAAGCGAATTTACAATATTGTCAATAGTCTTGCTTGTGTGCCTGTCGCTTTCAAGCATAGCTTGCTCAAGTGTATTTTGCATTGATTTGATTTCAGAGCTTGGCGCTTGCGTACTTGTGTCTGAGCTGTTGTCCGAGGTGTCGCTCATCACATTGAGTTCATCAAAGCCTGCAAGGTTCTTCTGTAAGTCCTCGGCTGCCTCCGATGTTTTTTCAATCTCAGATGTAGAACTGTCCGCTTGACTTTCAAGGTCTGACATATCGCTTACAGCTGAGCTTGTCGCATTGCTTGTTGCAGTAGAATAGCCGAAAACCTGAGCTGTAAAGTCTTTAAACTTCTGTGCCGCAACGCTAAGTCTTGAAATAAATTGATTAATGCAATTAAGCAGCGGAGTAAAAGCATTTATCAAGCCTTGACCGATTGTAGCCTTGATACTGTCAAACTGCAGCTGTAAAATTCTCGTTTGATTTGCCCAACTGTTTTGCGTTCGGGTAAAGTCACCTGTTGCATTATTGAGTTGGTCAAGCACAAAGTTATACCTAAGCGTTACCTTTTCCGCCTCAGTCATAGCAGATGTGGTCTTGCCCCAGCCGTTAGCCATTGCGTAATTGTCAAGTGCGTTCTGCGTCATCACAATGCCAAGGTCTTTGAGCGTTTCGGTTTCACCGCTGAAAACAGATTTCAGCTTTGTGTACGCCTCATCTTGTGTGATGTTATAAAATGACGCCACATCGCCCGTAAGAGCGGTTAATGATGTTGACATATCAAATGCCTGCTGTTCTGTAAAGCCGAAAGCCTCCGCCATAGAACCAAAAGTGCCGACATATTTTTTAGCCATATTTTCAGACAAGCCGTAAGATTTTTGTGCTGACTTTGCCCAATCGTCCACACTTGTAGACATATGGCTGAAAGTAACATCAACTACATTCTGCACTTCTGCAAGGTCTGAGCCAAGCTCTATGCTTTCTTTGCTAAAGCTCACAACCGCCGCCGTACCGAAAGCGGTAAGCAGCGTTCTGCCAATCATTTTCGCCTTGCTTTGCAGTCTGTCAACAGCCGTTCTGACTGTTTGTAATGATTGCTTAGCTTTTTTTGCACTCATGGAAACCGATTTCTTAACGCTTTCGCAAGTGTCCGTTGTGCTTTTGCCGACTGCCTCTGTGTTGCGATTAGCTGTGCTCTCAACCTTATCAACAACATTTTCGGCAGATCGCTCTACTGATTCCGATGCCTTTTGCGCTGCCTGTGCGGTTTGCTTTGCCGAGTTTTGAGCCTGTTCAGCTTTTTCCTGTGTGGCAGTAATTTCACGCTTTGCCGAGTTTTCTGCCGCCTGAGACGATTTATCAGCCTGCCCTTTAGCAGTTTGTGCTGTCTGCCTTGCCCCCGACTGTGCTTTCTTTTGAGCCGCCTCAATAGCTTTATTGATTCTTGCAATATCGCTGTTAATACCGCTTGTGTCGATTTTGGTATTAAAAATCAAACTACCGTCAACCGCCATGTAATCACACTCCTTTCTGCATAAAAATAAGGGCGTTGCAAAATGCTACACCCTTGGCATAAAAACAGCGCACACCCGAAGATGTACGCTGTTTGACAATTTTATTTATTTGTTATGGCTCAAAAGTTACAGTTTTAGATACAAAATCGTGTGACCTATCACCCCAGTTAAATGCTTTTATCGATAAGTCAATTTTTTCTATACTGCTTATTTGATTTTCTTTAATAAATTCTGTTGTTACGGTAAAACTGTCATTTAATTTCTTTTTACTGTTTACCAATGATGAAAAAATCGGTTCAAACATATAATCATTAATTGATACATTGCGGAACTGAATTTCGTAGTCATAATCAGAATTATTTTCAATATATAATTTTATATCTGTACCATATTCAGTTTCTTCTTTACCCTTGTATATAACTTTAACTCCGTTCTCATCAATAATAGTCTTATCGTTTTGAGTATCGGTTGTTGTTTCTGTAATCACTTTACTTTCGGATGTTGAAGTATTAGCTTTATCTTTACGAAAATCATATGATGTGTATTTTTCGCCATAAACAGTTATGTAATCCAACAATATTGCCGGGGTATTAGTAACATCGCTAAAACCAGCATATTCGCCGAAGAAAAGTACACTTGTCCCCTTCGTTAAATTTTTTGGCTTGTCTGTATCTCCTCCCGGAGAGAATGAAGCCAACCAACTGCCGTTATCCTCGGAAGTAACGTTAAAACACATAAATCCTGAGCGGTTATAAACATCATCTACTGTACCTTTTACATAAATTTTAGTACCGGATAACCCATTATCTTCTGCATATGAATTATATATGTCAAAATCACCATATTTATATCCGTCAATATCTCTTTGATTAATCGATGTTGTTTCCTCCTGCGAAATTTCAGAAGTAGAAGAACACCCAAACAAAGTACATATAAATAAAGCTGACAATACAATACAGATAAATTTTCTTTTCAATTTTTTTCTCTCCTTTATGTATCATCTATACCAATTAACCTTTAGTTAATCTTTAGTTTTATACTCATATGCCATTAATAGACCTATAATTATACCAAAACCCGCAATACAGAGAGTTAAACCTTTGTAAAATTTGCTGTTCATAAAATCACTCCTTTGTTACATAATATAACAAAGTTTGTGTATTGTCAACAATAATTTTATGTAACACCTATACAAGATTGTTTATAAAATCCTCTTCGGCGTCAAGTTCTGCTTGCTGTTCGGGAGAGAGCTTTTCCTTGATGTCAACAAGCTCTTTGTGCTCATTGTAAAAATCACGCTCCCATTTTTCAAGCTTTTTGCCCTTAGCACGCTTGCCTCTTATGTTCATTACCTGCGAGAGCAAGCCGTCGCCTACCTCGCTGAAATAACCGAGAAAAGTCCACCAATGCACATAGCTTGCAATCCTTGTTTCAAAGCCTGCAACCTTGTTAAGTGCTGGGAAAATAATGCTTTCGTCATAGCTCCAATCAATAATTTTGACTGGAGCTTTTTTCGATTTCGGCACATCTCCGCCGTCAAGAAACCACAATGCCTTTTTGAGTGCCTCCTCAACATTCTTTGGAACTTCCTTGTATAAGCAATTCAAGCATACTGCCGTTTTTTCGCCGTAGGTTAGCTCTTTGTCGGCATAAGCCTCGAAAATCAAGAGAGCAATACGAAAATCGGAATTAATCTCGTACTGCTCTCCGTCTATTTCAAGGCTTGTAGGAAGTAATCCAATCACTTTGCAAGCCTCTTTGCTTGATTGAGGTACTTCTCAATATGCTTGCTCTGCTGAGCGTGTGCGTTTTCAATGTCACTTACGATGACCGGCACAACGCAGTTGAGAAAGTTCTCAAAAATCATACTGCCATCATCACAGATTGAAAGGCAATTTACATCGCCAAACGCACCCTGACTTACACCTGCACCGAGAACATAGTCTATTTCTTTGCGGATTTCCTTGTCAACATCAAGAAAAATTTCAAAGGTTACGTCCTCGGGTTTCATATTCTTGTACTTCTGCACAAGCTCTTCTGTGCGTTCTGTCAGCTTGTTGAGTCGCTCAACGAGTGAGTAGTCTGTGGTGTTAATCTTGATTACTGTGTTTTCATCATTGTTGATTGCATATGTTTTTAAGGGTGTTTTAAAATTTAAACTCTGCATAAAATTCACTCCTTACGCATTTTCGGTAAATGTCGGTACTCTGCTTTCAAGAGTGGCAGTGCCCTGCTTTCTGTTGCCGTCAAATGTTACATTATATGGGATATTTACACCGCCCTGTGCACCGCCGTATGACTGCGGTTTAACGATGCAGTCCTCAATCCAAGCATCATAAGGGCCTGTTTTCTTGTCAATGAGCACTTCAAGAATTTTGGTTTTGCAGTCATCACCGGTAAGGCGGTTCATTGCAATATCCTTGATTTTCGGATAAATGCTGTCAACTGTATTTGCGTAATATGTACCTGCGTCAAGGGTAGGCTCGTAGCCGTTGTCATTTACAGAGGTTTCATCAAGAATGTTCTTTACTGTGCTTGTGTCCGGACCAAGCTCGACCGACATATCGTCAATATCCTTGCCGATAAGATACCACTTTGGACTTTCGCCTGTGCCAAAGCTTGCGTCAATAAAATGTAAAAGGTAACTTCTTTTGAGTTTACCGATATCGGGTGTTGATACTGCCATAATAATTCCTCACTTTCAATTTTTAATCAATTTTCAATAGCGTATTGGGCGGTGATTTGCAATTGGTACTGCACACCGCCGTTGTTGTTTTCGTCAGGTATGCTGTAAAGCATTCCGTTTGAGCAAGTGAGTTTTTTAAGCTCACCGTATAAAATGTTGTTGCCGACTTCAACTTCTATGTCACCCTCTGCGTGCCGTTCAAGCCACATTTGCAGCTCAAGCAGCATTCCACTGTTTACAAGGCGGTCATAATCGTTGAGTGACTGGCAGGTTGCGTACAGGATAAAGGTGTGATTGCGTGTTTGATTTCCTAAAATGTCTTCGCTGACAAGCGTGTCGCCTGTCGGAGAAAGTCCAAAATCCTGTACTTTGTTTGTTGAATAATCAATGTGCACAAGCTCGCCGATTTTCGGAAACTCCTGCACAACGGACCTTACAAGTTCGATTATATTCATTTTGCATTACTCCCAAGTCTTCTTGCCGCCGCTTGCAGAATATCCCTTTTGCGGTCGGCTTTCATTCGCTCAAACCACATTTTGCCCGCAAGCGGGTGCTTGTCCTTGCTGTACTGAATATCTCTGCCTGTCGGGTGTTTTTTCTTGCCTTTAGGACTTCGCCAACCGATTATAATGCCGTCACCGCTATAGCGTCCGAATACGATATGCTCCGTACCGTCTTTCTCTCGCACGATCGGATAGTTAGGACCATACACCTTGCCATAGTAAAGATACCTTGCATAAGGTGTAATCTGTTTAATTTCTCCACTGCCAATAACGGTATGTATAGTTGCGGAGTTTTCGAGTACGCCCATTTTAAAAGGTGTGTACGGCTTCATCAGCTTAATGCAATCCTCGTCAACCTCTCGTTGTGCTCTTGCTATATGCTTGTTTAAATCATTAGCAAATTCTTTATTCCACTTGAGAGAAAGAGTGCCGCTAACATCTGTCGGCTGATTTACAATAAAAAGCATTTAATCACCTCGCCGAAATCTTAATGTGCTGCATATCGGCAGAACCGTAAAGCAGGCGGTCGATACTCATTACTGTGTGAATTTCGTATTTGTCACGCAAGGTTTTTAGGCTCTCTGATACGCTCCTGTCGCTTGAATTATCAAAGATGAAATTACACTCACCTTTTACAATAATGTCTTGAGAGGGGGACAGAGGGGATATATCGGCGTTTGGAAACAGACCGTTGCTCGGAAATAAAAAATCATTCGGAGCAAGAACAAGCGCATTTAACGGAATGTATATAGCTATTCCGTCAGCGTTCTGCATTCCGCTTTTAAGTACGTTAGCGGCTTTGCACTCCTGCCAATGGCAATGCGGAATAATAAGCCTGTCAAACCCTTTGCCGTTAAATCTGTAAAGGGTCATCATAGTATCCGTAAACATAATCAAACACCTCTGTACAAAAGGTCTGTGTCTGCAAGATACTTATATACTGCGGATTTAACACATCGTGTAAGTTGCTTTTTGCGAACCTCACAGCTTTCATACGAGCGTGACACATCTCCGACTTTTTCTGATGTTATGCCCTCACTGCCGCTCATATTATCGGCTTTATACATCAGCTCTGCGACCTCACAGCAACAAAGTTTCACAGGCTCGATTATATCCTTTGTATCGTCGATATTTGAGCCTGTGTAAGCATTAATAATAAGCGTTGCCTCTCTTGCATAATAGGCAAAAGCGGAGGTAATGACCGCTTTTCTGCCACATAGATATACGGATTTATAATAGTTTTCGTCAGCGTAAACGGTCATAGTAACACTCCTTATTTCTTAATTCTTGCAAGAACAACCTTTGACTGGTCGGAAAGAGCAGCAACATAATGCTCGTCGGCTGAAACATCTGTCTTTCTTGAAAGAGATACTCTGTCAACCTCCACATTTGTGTCACGCTTTAAATATACGGTAATTGCCGCTGTATCGTCCTCTGTTTCCTCATCATTTGTGAGCTTAACAATCGGATTTGAATAGCACGGGACAGATACCTTTGTTACCTTGTCGCCAATCTTTACAAGAGGCATTGTTTTCTTGACCTCTTCAAGATTTGAAGCTGTTACGGCTGTACCACTTTCGTCAGCTTTGTACCACTCGTTCAAGAGCGGAACTTTTCTTGTAGACACAATTCTTGTGTTTGCAATCTTGCCGATTTCGCCTGACATCATAACCTGATTAGGGTACTTGTCGGCAGAAATAAAGTCGCTGTCTTTGCGAAGCTGTGTAACCTGCTTTGGGTTTACAAACATAACCTTGTCTGTGTTTGCCTCTTCATCGAAAAGGTCAATAGCTTCAACAACTGAATTGTACTTGATAATTGAGCCTGAACCGTCATATACAAGCTGTGCGGTCTGAAGTGCGTCCATTGCGTCATTGTCAACCTTTGAAGCAATTGCCTTAGCAATCTGATTGTTAGCTTCGCCGACAGGGTTGCCGTAACCGCTTAATACTGCTTCATCCGTAAGCTCAACGGCTTTCATTGCCTTTTTTACAGTTGCCTTTGTGGTGCTTGCTGCGAGCTTTACAGTTTCAGCCGCAACACCCTCGGCAACATCTACGGCATCACCAATGTAAGCATACTGCGGAACTGTGATAGTATCGCCCGGCACACTTGTAAGGGTTGTATCAACCTTTGCAAACGGAGCAATAACAATCTTATTCGGGATTTTCGCTGAAATCATATCAGCCATAACCTCGGGGTCGATAATGTCAGAAATTTTTGTTACCTGATTTGCCATAATTTAATCATCCTTTCAACTGTTCATATTTCTGTGGGTCACTCTTTTTTAGATTTAAACGCTCTCTGTAACCCATTTTTGCGAACATTTCCTTTGTAATTTCTGCTGGGATAGGATTTCCCGTGTCCTTAACAGGATTCTGAAAAGGCTCGTCCGAGCCGAACATATAGCCGTTTTCGGATTTCACGCTTTCAAGAGCCTTAGTAATATCGGCTGCCTGATTTTTTGATGTTTTAAGACTGTCAAGGTCAAGCAAAGCCTTAACCGCCGTTGCGTTTCTCGCACCGCTCTTTGAAATAGCGCCGTCAAGTACAGAGTTAAACTCCATATCGGCAATTTTTGTCTGATACTCGGTTTCTTTGTCTTTAAGGCTTGTGTTCAGTTTTGCAATCTCGCCTTTAAGATTTTCGACATCTACGCCCTCAAACTCTTTAAGTGCTGTCTGTGCTGTTTCAAGCTGTGATTTGTAATTATCTCTTGCGGTTGTGATTTTTTCAACCTCTGCAACAGTCTTGTAATTTGCAAGCACCGCCTTGTCAAACTCTGCCTTTTTCTCATCGGGAATCGTAATACCAATTTCAGAGAGAAGTGTGTGTATGTTCTTCATAATATAAATCCTTTCTGCATAGCTTATATTCCGCTTTGCCTGCGGTAGAAATTCAGCCGTATAAACCAACGGCGGGGTAAAATAAAAGCACCTATGCAATCAAATGCAAGGGTGCTTAATCTGCTTTATTTTTGTTGTCTTCAACCTCAATAACAAAACCTCTGTCAATAAGGCTTTTCGCTCGGTCTTTGGTACATTCAAAGACTTCATTGACAGGTCTGTTGATAAGACCGTTCATTTTATCGTTAAACGACACAACTACTTTTACTTTCATTCTGTCACCGCCTTTCTGATTTTGGGTATTAAAAAAGCACTCAATCCTGACCCGACCCCCAAAAGTTAGACCTAAAAAATCTAACTTTGGAGGTCGGTAT